CAACTCCAGTCCATTCATAATCCCTGTTTATACCCGCCTCGGTTAAACTTTTCAGCTTAAAACGTTCATCAACTTTCTTTGAATATTTAGAAGCAAGATTGACTGNCATATATAATCACTCCTTCTTTTAAGTTTTTTGTGACACTAAAAAACCCGTTCAAACTGAATCAAATCCAATCTCGAACGGGTCTTTACCCTGGACTTTGTCCACGTTTTTAGCTGCACCTGTTGAGGTTTCAGCATTTTTCTGGTTAGCCTGAATAGTTTGCATTTGCTGTTTAAGCTGTTTGTTTTCCCATATAGCATAGGCGGCTGTAAGTGGATAACCTTGTTGAAATGTCATTTGCCATACTTCTTGAGGTATCTGGTCAGCTTTTACATCTGGGTATGTTTGTATAAATTCCATGAACATTTGTCTCCGTGTTTCTTCCTGCTGCCGTCTTTGCTGTTCAGCCTGATACATTTCACGGAATTTCCGGTTTTCAAGCATTTCTTTGGCAAATTCCGGCGGTATATTCTGTTGTACCAGCTTTTGTATCTGTTGCTGTTCTTCCCATTTGCGGTCATTCTCAATAAGCTGCTCAACAGTTATCCCCAGTTTTTGTGCCTTTTCCTGCAAATATTTTAAATATGGGTTATTTTCGTACTTCTGTCTTTCCCTTGCAAGCCGTTCCTGCACTATACGGTCAACATCAGCTTGGCGGAAAAGTTTTTCCTGTTTTTCCTGCTTTTCTTGTGCTGTCTCTTGTTCAGCAGCCTGTGTTGTCTCCTGTGGTGTCGTCTGTGCTTCCTGGGTAGCGTCACCCTGATCAATTTCCGCTGTTTCGGAAGTCTGCTGTATTTCTTCATCTGGCATAATAGCGTCATTAAGTTCCATTGACATAATTTAATACCTCCCTCAGTTTAACGTCTTGGTGGACGGTTAATTTTCCGTGTTTTACAAAGCCTGAAAACACGTAAAAGGGCATAAGAAAAGGCACTCTTTGTTGAGTGCCTTGTGTTGTTTAAGAATTTAGTTTACTTTTCTGCGTATTGTCTTAAATTTTGTTGTTTTATTTAGGTCATATCCGGCAAAATCATCGCACTTTGGATTAATGCAAACCATTTTAAGTTCGTTATAAACTTCCTCACTCCCTTTTTCGCTGAAAAACCTGCTCTCGGCTATAACCATCTTATTTCCGCAAAGTTCACATTTCATAGCATCACCTCCACATTTTCAGCGTATGGTCGTGCAGGCAATTGCTGTTGCCCTGCCTGTGCAATAATCTGTTTTACAGTCGCTTCATATCCAGCAGGGTCATTACGTTGTAACATATTCAAGTTTTTCTGCACGTCCTTTGGAAGTGTAGGTAAAATCCGTTCAAGCTCTCTTCCCATTAATTCGTAAAGGAATTGTTTTTCCTCTGCTCTTTGCTGTGCTTCTGCTCCAATTCTTGCCTCTAACAAGCCTTCTTTGTCGGGTATTACACCTTTTCTTACCCGTTCAAGCCATTCAACAAAGCTTATATGTCCTTGTGCCAACAGATTATCAAGGGTAGTCTGTTGTGCAGCCTCATCAAACGGGCTTGACGGGCTTACATCAATTCTTAATTTTAGCCGCATTGATTTAAGTGCCTCGGTATTTAGCATTACAACCTGTTTTACACCATTTCGGGTTACTTCAATTGGTCGCATAGGATATTGCGTATATTTGTTCATCCAAAAATCAAGCCAAATAAGTGCAACATCTTCAACATAACGGTAAAATCTCCGCTTAATATTGTTGAGTGGCACTGCTGCATTCCGGCTGTTTACGATAATTGCACTTGTGTTTGTTGGGTCTGCTTCGCCTAAAATAGATTCGTTAGCTCCAGACGCTTCTTTTGTTAACCCTATAATTGCGTTAAAGAAATTATATACAGCCGCTGACAACTGTCCCGGTTGCATATATTGTGCTGCTCCACCTATTTCGCCTCTGACTGGTAGAGCCTCAAAAAAGTTATTCGTCCACGTGTCAATTCTTGTCTTGTCGTAAATCACTTTCGGGAAACCATGTAGATGTATCCACCATGTAATCATTGAAGCAAGCCTGTTTATAACAACCTGATTATTGATTAATGAAGTCATTTCCGGTTCCCCGTGACAACATCCCTTTCTAATATCCCAGCTCATTAAAGCAACCGGATACCGTGTTAATTCGGTATCCCATGTATTCCGGATTACAACCTTTTCCGTTGACTTTCTTGCCATGATGTGCCATCTTCCGTCTCTGAATTCACGCCACATTTTGAGAAGTACCGTACACTTGCCGCTTTCCTCATCGTCATTCAATTCAGTTTTGGACATCTCGCCAGCCTGATAACCAATATCGTTGTCTGGTGTAATAAGAGCAATATCATCTTCTGAAACTCCGTTTGTTTTTGCTTCTTCTCTAACCTCCTTGACATTTTTCCGGAAAGCAAGAATTATGTACGGCTGAACAGGCCCGTAAACATCGTTGATTTCCGGATTATTTACGTCACCGGGGAAAAAGTTCACGTTGTCCACTAAATGCCCGTTTATATCACCCATAACACCGTTTCCGACATCTATCGTTTCATCCCAATACCAATATGAAATCATGTCTCCCGTCAAAGCAGCGTCTAACAAACCATCTGCGTTCATGCTGTCAAACTTTGTGTTTTCGGCAACAGTACGGGCATAATCCGTTAATTGTGCGGCAATTTCTTTTTGAAGCATTGAATCCGGGTCTGTGGCGTCATCTGATACCCCTTGAGGGCTGAAAGTTATTGAAACAAGGTCAGACATTATCATTGCAACCTTGAAGTCGATAATTCTTTTGCTTATCGGTAGAATTACAGCCGGACAGCCGTTAGTTTTTACGCCTTCCCAGTGTCTTTTGGCGTAAAAACGTTCGTTTTTATCAACTGTTTTGTATAGGTTTATGCTTGCCTTATATCGTTTCCCACGCTCATATTGCGTCCATTCCAAAGTCTGGTTCATATATCATCACTCCTGTTCAGTATCACCAGTGAAAGACAATATGTTTCTCAAACCTTCCATCATCAGCTTGTCCGCCTGAATCTTGTTTGCGTGTTCTTTTGCTTCATGAATTGCGTCCTGAACGGCAATTACAGGATTTTTTACAGGTTGTGGCGGATTACCTTTTGCAGCTTCCATACCTATTCTCAAACCTGTTTTAAAACCGAAATACATGCATAAAAAAAACACTATTGAAAGTGCTGTTGATATGATTGCTATTGTCATTCTTCTTTCACCGCCTCTATTGCAATTGTTATAAGATATGCTATTAACATTTTACCAACCTCCTATATCTCCGTCATAATTCCAATATTCTCTTGATGGCATACCGCCGAAATAACTGTCCTCTTCTTTGCCGTCATTGAAGTAAGCACTGTCATATCTATTGTCAATTGGTTCTACAGAAGGAGCAAAACGTGCATTACAGAAATACCTTAAAGCGTCGGGATAGTGTGTAACTTCATGAGGTTGCTTTGCAAGGTCATTTGGATTGTTTTCGTCCTTCAAAATAGTAGTCAAATGCTTCCACAAGTCAGGGTCAAGGTCGTCATCAAATGTCAATCTTGCAGTCTTATATACTTCGCCTGTTTGTTCGTCACGCTTTTCAACTGGAATAAGCCACTCATGAACGTTTAACCAGCCTTGAACACGGTCATTTGACACCTTTGTAAGCGGTATCCCGTATTCGTAAAATATTTCTGCTGTCGATTTCCCGGTATCTTTATGCCTGTTCCACAAATCAGGCGGGGCATAATACGCTGTAATTTTTTCGTTTGGTAAAGTACGTTTTAAAATTTCCTGTGCAGCTTCTTTAACTATCAAGTTTTTCTTCCGCAAAGCCCGATAAACCTTTGCATTTCCATAATTGTCAACCCATATCCATAAAACAGCCAAACTGTCAAAGCCATAGTCAAGGGCAACATAACGGTTATACCAGTCAGGAATTGCAATTTTAGGTTTTATATGAATTTCCTTTTTCAGTTCCGGAAAACCCATTCTGCTAAATGAAATAAAACGCCCGAATTGTCGAGCGTTTCGTTCTTCTTCCGGCAGTGTCGCAATCATACGTTCAATTTCTGCCTTATCCAGCCACGGGTTATCATCCCATTCCATAAACCAATATTCTATTTCCGGATCATTTGTTTCATTGACAACAAACAAGTCATACAGGAAAGTTAAGCCTTTTAGCGGCGTCATNGTAAACCAAAGATCACCCCTGGTATCCATGACACGCATATAACATTCACGAAAAATATCTTCCGGCGGTTCCTCGTCAAACCATATCCAGCCTTGTGAAGTACCCTGAAAAACTTCCCGGCCTTGTTCACACGTTTTAAAGCCGATTGTTTGACCGTTCTTGAGAATAATTTTGTCTATGGTTGAATTTTCAATATCACTCTTTTTGCCATCACGGATAACAACATCATGAATTTCCTTTTTCGGTAGCCAACGCAGTATTTCCTTTTGTGCAACGTCACGCTGTACTTCATTTGTCAGCGAAACAACCCA